CAAGTTCGGTCATCCAATTTAAGTGTGGCATTATAGTTAAGTTGATTAATGTAAGGTAACTTAACACTAATCATAGGAACAAAGCGAGGATATTCACTGTAACAGGATTCCAATACACCTTCAATGTGTTCAACACCAAAGTCTAATGTAACCCAGTAGTCTGCTTTCAAACAGCCCACAATAACATCATCCCATGCTTTGTATTCTTCATGACTGATAGCTTTTGGATTAAAACTCTGACTAGTACCAAAATAGATATGTTTGCAATCAGTTTGAATTGCTTTGTACAGGATATCTTCAAGTGGCGGAGTTCCTACCACAAACAAAGTTTTCATACCATGACAAATGGTATGTTCAACTTCGTACCCAGTAAAATATGTTACTTCTTGACGTTCTTGTGTGTTAAGCATAAAACTAGTATAAACTATACCTTTGATAAAGTCAATGGAAATTGGATAAATCAATCATCCAAAGTAGATTCAAGAGCAACAATTTTTTCATCGTTCATGTCAGTTAATTCTTCATTTGATGGGATTGTGTCTTCACCAAAATCAAACACTGCATTAATAACACGATTTTTAACATCGTTGCCAGTTTTGCCACGCTGTAATCCGCCTTGCAATTCGGTTAAGAAATTGTGTGCATGTTTTAACATTGTGCGTGGATCGTCGCTTTCAAATAATTCTTGAACAAAACGATCAAAGTATAGAATATTTCGAGGAACCCATTCACTTGGGCTATCACTTTTTTCTTCTCGTTCGTTAAGTTTACGCCAGTATCTCCAATCTGGTTTATAACGTGCCACTTCCATATCCATCAGTTGATTAGCACGTTGCACAGCTTGGATGTGTACTTCAGTATTATGTGCCATGTACAAGCCATAACTAAAACTATCCCAACTAGTTTTACCTTCTTTGCCAACTTTGTTTAAGTCGCCAGGTTTATAATAACAAACATCTCCCATAGTCAAACGATTGCCAATAGCACTGCGCCATGGGAATGGTATGGTATCACCTGCCCAAATTTTATTATCTGGAGCTTTTTCCATCAAAATTGACCATTTATCTCTACGGAAACTTGGGTCTGTATATGAAAGACCATATGCTACTGCAATGTAAGGACTTGCACAGTCAAAACTAACAGTGATGTTAGGATTGCAATGCTTACGCAATTGACGTTGTATACTTGTTAAGTAGCAAGCCCAGTCTAATGGAGCAGTACCTAAGAAGTGTATCCAATCTTTGCCTTCTAGCATGCCTTCATCACGCATTGTTATTAGTCTATGCAAAATAATTGGCATATTACACATGTTCTGTGAGCCCATTGCCCAACCTTCAAATGGCAAATGTTTAACAGCATCATACCAAATGTCAGCTTCTTCTAAACTGTTACCTTGTAACACGTTTAAAAATTTTGTATTACCTAGACGATTCTGTGCGAAATAATTATTATTCCAAATAGTTGCATCTAAGCAATCTTGAAAATTATTCAAACCAGTTTTTTCACGATGTAAATCATTACTTGCCCATGTGGGCACGTCGAGTACCATACTCCAGTTAGCAGTAAGCTCTAACCAATTTAAAATTTGATCACGAGTTTTATTAGCACCTTTGCCTTTAAAATCTTGCCAATCAAACTTTAATACACCTTTACCAATTTGGAAACCGCCTGAGTCACCTAAAATAATTGTGTTGTCTCGGTCACGCTCTTGCACCATAGCATCTCGAAGCATAGTTTTATCTAAATCAAGTTGCGCATGACCTGCTGAATACAATCCATATTTGTATGTAAATGCTCCACGTTCAGCATCTAAAAAGTTCATAGATTCAATACCATGCTCAAACCCTTTAGGCATCCTTGCTGGCTCTACACCACTTTTGTGATTATGACGTGTGTCACTAACCATTTTAGTATAGAAGCTACTAATAGCTGGCAAGTACACAGCATAGTCTCTTTGTGTTTCTGTATAATTGATACGATTAGTGCTCAATTGATAATTCCTTTATTATTTTTAATTGTTCTTTTGCTCGTTCAACAGCTTCTAATGCATTTTTAACAGCAGGATTAGTTTGGGCAAGAGCTTGTATTTCCATCTCTTCATCACGCTTTTTACGTGCCCAGTCTAACAATGATTCTGCTTCTCCATTTAAACCTACACTAACATAATCCATGTTGAGCATAATCCAATTACTGCCATCAAATACTTCCATGTTTTGATTAGAAGTATTAAAACGCATATTGCCAACACCTTGTGCTCCAGGATAACCATTTATATAGGTACTGGCGTTGCCACCAGTTACCTGTATATATCTACCAGAAGGAGTGATGTTTTTAATCATTTATTTAGGCTTGCGCTGGAACAATATATTTGTAAGTTGCAATACCACTATCAAGAGTAATCATAACAGCACCAACTTCGTTACTAAAACTCATCTTAGTATTGTTTACATCAGCAATTTTTAAAATTGCTAGGATTGGAGCAACGGGCCATGTCCATCCTTTGTTTAGTGTACCACTAATTCCTGTTGCAAATACAAACTCACCGCCGTGTGTACTAGCATCACCAAATACAAACTTTAACTTGTCGCCATCAGTTTTTGCAACGAATGTTGTGTGTTCTGTATTAGCGCCAGCTTGGAAATTAAACCTTTGTACAGAAGAAACACTAGGCTCCAACTCTACGTCCCATTTAGGAACTTTGAACTTAACTGATTTTAATTTCTCGTTAATAATTTCAGTGTTCATAAAACGATAATCGTTCTTAAAATCACCTGCTTTATTTTCAAAGTGAATGCCTACTGGAATATTAGCACCATTTCTGTCTGCATATTGCAGTTCAATTTTGGCTTCATCTTTGTATTCTGAACCATCTAACAAGAATTTCAACTTGTTAAGTTGCGGCATTCCAAAAACCCCACCTAATTCTGGAACTGGTGCATTTGTTTCGCCTAGCATAATAACGCTACGGTCATCCGCCATGCTGTCAATTTTAGTAGCTTCATTGTCACCTGTAATTTTTACAATGTTCAAAAAGCCTAAGTTGTGTGTATGCCCCACGATGTCTTGTAGTATATCTTTCATATTATAATCTCCTGTTTTTAATTGTATTATTATTTAGATTCAAAGTCAAGTAGTTTTTACTCAAAATCAAAAAGTTTGTTAAACGTGTTTCCTGCACCAGTTGTACTTTCAATATCCCATTCAAGTACACCAATCAAATTGTCAATTTTATTGTCAATAATGGTTTGTTCCATTGCGGCATCATCAAACGGAAGTTCTTGAAACCACTTGGGAATTTTAAGTTCGTCAACAGGGTATGCAATACTTGTATACCCAATAGCGTTGTTTTTCAATTTACATACGTAAACTTTCATACCATCAACAATTTGTACAGAATACTTGTCACCATTCATTTCACGCATTCTATTATAATTAATTGCGGCACGAACGTGACCTGGCATATTGGCCTTGCCTTTTTTACGTTCTTCTTCTTGATATTGAGAAATATTATTAGCACGTCTTGGACTTCCTTTCTCCCATCCTGGACGAGTCTTCCATTCATTTCTAAACTCAATAATTTTATCAAGAATTTCTTTTTCTTGTTTTCCTTCTAACACATTGGTTAGAATTTCTTCTAAGAAATTTTGCATATATTCTGGAGTATCAGATCTTTTAAGATCCAATCCCATGGCTTTAATTTTTCCAGGCTTGTCGTTAACATCTAAACGCTTGCCTTCTTTGTCATAAATTAAAACACCATAACGCTTTTTAGTAATAAACAGACCACTGATTGCAACTAGCTCTCTACCACCCTTAATTACTTCCCCGCGGGATTTAGGTACATGGAAATAATCAAGCATGAATTGTGGAAAACTGTCGTTTACTTCATCTGCAATTTGATCATATAAAGTGACCACAGTATCTTTATTCCATGCAATGTTGCCTTTATCAATGTCAGTTTTTAATGTTGAGTAAGCACTAAAATAACATGAGTCAGTGTCGCCATATATAATACTTTTACCTTTGTAGTCATATGTACCGCAAATGATTTCATTGATCTTACCTGCCATATGTCTAGCAACACATCTGCCAACTAGTGTAGTTGACTGTCCAATGCGTTTGTCAAAAAACCTACAACCTGGATTTAATAGTGCGCCATACAAACTGTTAAGATTAATTTTACGCACAAGTTGTCGCTTGTCCCAGTATTCAGCTTCAATTTTATTTCCAGCTGATTCTGCATCCTTAGACTTCTTTTGCATTTCTTTACGTTCAGCATACCATTTTTTCAACAGACCTGGAATAATGCCTTCTTTTTCATATGTGAAGATTGTTCCGTTAGCTGACAAGATCCAAGGCTTATGACTGTTAAAAATCATATCATAAATCTCAGCACCACTGTGAACTGACACTTCGCCATTTTCCCAATCAATTGTAATTTCTTCTGCTTTATCTTGATTGATAACTGACTCGTATTCTAAACTACCAAATTTATCTTCCCAACTTCCAGCAAAGGACTTTTTATGCAATGCCATTTGTGTTTCAATAAACTCTTGTGTTTTTGTTTGACGCAATTGGCCCACAATAGTTTCTGGAGCCATGTTTAATGCTCGAATAGCTGACGGGTACAGTGAGTTAATGTCGATAGCACCAATCCATTCGTGTAATCCTTTTTTAGGATACGCAACATAAGCACCTGCTGCCGCAGTGTCGCCTTGTTCAGACTTTCTTGCTCTACTTGGAACAATTAGTCCTTGTTGATGTGCTTCGTTAATAATAGCTTGTTCAGTCATAGCCACAGCACCCATTGTTGTTTGTAACAACACAGTATTACCATGTGCTAATACGTTGGCTAAATCTAAAAACTTTAACTTCTTATCCATTTTATCTAACAGCGACGTATCTTGTCTGTTGTATTCAATAAATGTTTTAAAGTCTTGATTGTACAGTTGATCTAGGGTTCCCTCATATTGCGTTTTCTTTTCGCCTAGTTCAAGCTCACCAATTACATCTAATCGGTAACTGTGCATTTCTTCATATTTGTATTTTCTATATACTTCTAAACTATCCAAGTGTACACGACCTACAAAGTCATACGTAATTGAAGTCCTGCCAAATTTTTCATACTCACGCTTTTTAGGATACTGATCAAACAGACAAAAACGTTTAGTATCTTCTTTACTCAATACTTTTACTACACGATTTACTGTGTAAGGTACGTCAAAACCTTCGCTGTTCCATCCAGTAATAACATCAGCATCTTCAATTAATGTTAAAAAGGTATCTAGTAATTCAGCTTCAGTTTCAAATAATATTGTATTTGGAAAGTCTTTAATTTGTTCTTTCGCCTGTTCCATTGTTAATGTCTTTGGCGGAATAGCTAAACACACTAGAGTATCTAACCATTGTAGGTGAACAGCAATCGCAGTAATTGGCATGAACGCATCGTCTGGACTAGCGTAGCCACGTTCTGGATCAAAGTCCACCTCAATGTCAAAAAATGCTACATGTAGCTTTGGAGGTTCTTGACCTAAGTATTGTTCTTCTAAAACACGGAATACTGGATTGATGTCGCTTTCATACAAGGTATGATTGCTGTGTATTTTTTGTTCTTTTGCAAATTCTTTAAAGTTTCTAGCAGTGACTTTGGATAATGACTCACCAAATATGCTGTGGAACTTGCCTTTATTATCAGGGTAATAAAATGTGTATTTCGCTGGATAGTCGACGAAACGTCTTTGACCTTTGTTATCACGTTCAACTACGTGAATAACGTCCTTCTCTCTATCCCAGAAGGCATCTACATAACTCATATTTTTCTCCTCTGCAACTTACGGCTTGCAAACCAATATATCCAATTGTGGCTGGATCAACCATCTTACATATATTTATTGTAGCAAAAATCTAATGTAACCAAAAGTATCTATGATTGTCATAACAACACTCATTACTACCATGCCAAAACTTCCTCGGCTTATGCCACAAAATATCATTATAAATGTTCCACTTAGCCATAACGGATATGTTAATCCGTATGGCACATTAGGAGCCATAAAGGCAAAAATGATAGCAGTGGCTAACGCTGTAAAGGCATTATATGTTTCCGCAGTTAACCGCCAAGGATTTGCGTCCCAGTCAGCTTTGATCCATTCTTTAGCGTTTTTAGAATGGTGCAGAATCGTCTGTATCATCTGTTACTTGTGGTTTTGGTTGTGCTGTTGTTGCTGTTGTGTTTTGATTCCATGGACCAGCATGACCTGTTGTATGAACAATATCTTCCAAATCACTAAAGTCTTTAGCAGTTTGTTCCCAGTCGTCCTTCATTGCTGTACGAATAGCTTTTTTAATTACACTTGGCTTAACGTCAAGCTCTTCGGCTACAGCTTTGATTGTGTCATTCAATCCTTCTTGCAGACTTTTAATTTCGTCCATTACTTGCCAGCCATCTTTTACTAGTTGTTTTAGTTTAGCTTGTTCTGGCGCTCCAAATACTTTAGACATGTTATCTCCTAAATAATATACAATTATACTATCATTTATAAAGAAGTCAAGTGTTAGTCGTAAGAACAGGGCAACTTGTGCCCTGTTAGTTTTAGTGGATTAACCTTTTAGCTGTTTATCCAATTTGTTTCGTAGTGCGACCATATACTCGTCTCCACTCTCAAACAATTGAGCGGCTAGTGTATCATGGGTCCATCCTTCTTTAACTTTCTTCTTTTTGGATTTTCCACCCATTTCGTCTTTGCCTAATCTACCAGCAACTACATCGCCCTTTGTCACTTTGTCGTAAGGTTTAGCATTGTTGGCTAAATTACCATCATTGCCTTCATACATTGAGCCACATTCTTTTAAACCGTGTACTGGGCACTTTTTACCTTTTGGAGTATGATTGCATTTATCGTTGGCAGCTTCTTTAACTGGGTATTCTTTACCACCTACTTTAACTTTTTCACCTTTTTGGATGCCATCTTTTTTAGCATCAGCTACTGCTTTACCAAATGCGTTACCTTCATTTGGGTCTTCTTCAACTTTGCTATTTTTCTTTTTTGCACTCTTTTTAGCTTCAGCAATCAATTGTCCTAATACTCGAATTGATTCCATCATGTGTTTGGCACGTAATTTTTTCATCACCTTCTTTGAAGAACGTTCTTCTGCCATTGCAGAATCGTCTGTACTTACTGATGGAGTCACTTCTGCCTTTTTCATTGACTTTGGAGGTTTATATCCTGGAGGTGGAGCAGTTGCACCATCTGGTGGACTAGGAATACCTTTGTCTATTCCCTTGTAACTTGGGTTTGTTGGGCCTGGAGTTTCTGGACTCCATTTTTTGCCTTTGTTTGGACCATGTGTAACTGTTGGAGATCCAGAACCTTCTAATGCTTGTTCAAATGCTTCAGCCATTTCAGTTTCAGCTTTGCTCATTTTTGCTGTTTGTCTACGAGCCTTGTCGCTTAAATTAGTCACTTTTCCTCGTCCTTCTTTATTATTTGTTTTCTTCCAGTCGCCCTCATGCTTCCATGATTTGACATTGCCCTTTTCATCTTTTTCTACTGTATCAGTCGCTTCCTTAACTTTCTTAGCAGGACCAAACCCATTTAAACGATTATCTGCCTTGACTGCGCCACGAGCACGATTTGCAATTTTAGGATCAGTTGCTACGTGTGAGTTATTAGGATTAGCGCCAGCACTTGCTCGCACTTGGCTACGTGCCTTATCTTTATAAGAAGTTAATGTTTTTGGAGATAATTCATCTAGTTTTGCTTCATCAAACTTAGTTTGGCCTTTGCCGTGTGCTGACATCTTCTTTGCATCGCTAACTTTGATCCCCACTTTCTTTGCAAAAGCAGGGTTATGTGCTGCCGCATCTATTGTTTTTTTCTGTTTAGCTGATTTAAAAGGCATTTTGTTCTCCAATACTATATTTATTAAGAAATTAAGTTGTTGCCAACTTTAGGATTGGTCACTGGGTTATCTTCAGCATCCTGTGGCTCTGTTTTAGTTGGACTAGGGCTCTTGCCCATTTTTCCTGGACTTCCACCCCAACGTTTGATTACTGCTGGACTTCCAACAGCAACATGAGGACTATTCCCAGTACTAGCAATATTACTAGCACTTGTTGAACCAGCTGTAGCAGTTTCTGTAATAATTTCTTGAATTTTCATAATATGTCCTTAATGGGAGTCTTTATCACCACTGGTAGCAATTAAGTTACCACTGCTACGATCTAAACTTTTTAATTGTTGCGGATTATGCTCTTGTTCGCCTTTTATGACAGAAAACGCTCTTTTAATTCCTTGCACTATCACCTGTAGGCTATCTTCGTCTGCTTGATATTTGATACCAATACCTCCAGCGGCTTCCCAAGAACTAATATTACTCCCTCGGTCATCAATTAGGATGTTTGGAGTACCATCTTTTTGCTTGGCCCATTTGGCTTTGTTTGGCGTAATTACAACATCTTTAGGTTGATATTTTAGATTATTGTTAAGCCAAATCTTTTTCTGTTTTTCACTGTTATCATGATCACCACGCAAAGGACTTGAACAGATATTAAAACTACCAAACGTTTTTACTATTAAGTCTACTAGTGCATCTGCATTTCTGCATTTTGGTAATCGTGCAAAAAAGTTAGTACCTATCATTTTGTTTAATGTAGGATCTGTTTTAGCCGGGGGAATATCTCTATAGTTTCCTGATTCAATACCCGCAAGTTTAGCATACTCTGTAAAAAAGTCTGCAATAACTCCGTCCATATCTAAATAAACTTCTGGCTTACCCATTTGACACTTCCAATCCTTGTTGTTTAGCTAACTTAATTGCCTGCAATGCTTCTGCTTTAGTTTTAAATTTTTTACGTTTGCCGTTAATTATAACGACAATTTCTGGTTCTTCAGAAGTTCTACTGGTATAGTATCCTCCACCACTCCCACCACCTCCACCTAAACTACCTGCTAGTGCGGCAGTGGCAGCAGTTCTTACACCAACATTTTTTGCAGTGTTAACTACATTGCCAGCAGTACCTTTTAAGTTTCCAATTATATCTTTTGCTTTATTTAATAAAGTAGGACCAGCTAAAACTGCGGCTCCCGTAGTAGCAATTACAGCAGTCCTTTTGTTCATGTCATCTAGTGCTATATTTCCTAATTTAGTACCAGGAGCATACATGTTCCCGCCAGCCTTGTGTATGGCCCATTTATTTGCATCTTCTTGATTGTCAAATTTTACATTGTTTGCACCAGCTGCCTTGTAGTACCAAACAGATGCTTTTTTATCAATTTCAGGATCTAGCAATAGATCTGGATTTTTAACCAACTCGCCCTTAAGCCCTAGTGCATCGTCAACTCTTTGATAATTTACTTTTCCAGTGATACCAGTTAGACCACGACCTCGATATTTCCAACCATCACCTGGTTCGTTATTGTTTAACGTGTTGCCTTTATATCCATATGCCCTGTTAAAAAACGCCACTTTGTCTTGTTTTAAGGCATTGAGTTCTTCATCACTCATACCTTGTAGTTGTGGTAATCGCAATCTAATAGTATCATTACTTGTATTTTTGAAAGGAATTTCAGTAACTCTATATTTAGATCCTGACTCTTGCCCAGTTTTAGCTAGAATAGATTTTCTAACAAATGGATCTGTGATTCCTTGTCTATCAAGTTCACTTTCTACATCAGATAATACGTTGTCTGTCTTAGGCGCAGATGCAACAGGTTTACTAGATGATGACGTACCAGGAGCAGAAGTGATATTGGTTGAACGATTAGTATCAGCAACTGTGTCTGGTTTGAACACATTGGATATTTGATTGCCAATTTTTTCAGTGTCAATTGAACCACTAAATTGGTCAAGTGCTCTGCCTAGTGGACTAGTTTTTGATAACTCTAATAAATCTCTTATTTTCATTTTTTAATAGGCCTCTCACCAGTCATATAAGGTAAGCTAAACCATAGTTTAAACCATTCAGGAGTACCAGGTTTAATATTATGTTCTCTTTGTAATCTTCCTTTTTCTGAACCAGTTGCGCTAATATTACTACCTTGCATGCCTTTATATTCTTGCAATCTATTTAGAGAATTGATACCACCAAGATATTGCAGAGCCTTTATTTCGTTTAAAGGATCTGCAGGGTCTATATAACAATCGTCTGGACTGTCATTGACAATATTATCAGTAGTAATCTTATACTGTTTCATACTCGTTTATTAAAATTTCGTAATTGGACATGTACAGGGTCACCAAATTCAATTCCAGTTTGTAGTCCATACTTGGTACCATCTGGGTCGTTCTTTTTTAACCATGCGTGTAAATTAGCAACATCTTTTGCATTCATATCCACAGCAAACCCGCCATGGCTTCCAACATTTTTACTTGGTTTAAAAATACCAGGTTCGCCTTTTAACCATCGTCTATATAAGTCGTCTTGTTCTGCTTGAGATCTATGAGAACTGGTAACCTGCATTGGTAGACCAGAATCTTTTGCCGCTCTATAGAGTGCGTCTTTAAAAGATGGATCTAAATTTGACATTCTTTCTCTATACTTGTCGCTGGCAAATTGCATATTTGGTGGATGGTCATGTCCATCACCTGCATAATGTACAACCTTATCTCCAACATCTTTAGGCAGCACGTCTTTAACACTAGTTGAAAGTTTGTCTACATAAGGACGTGCAACGTCTTTTACTTTGTCCACTACTGGTTTAGCAAAGTCACTTACTTTATCTATAACTGGTTTAGTAAAGTCACTTACTTTATCTATAACTGGCTTAGCAACATCACTCACTTTATCCGCAACGGTACTGGCTATTTTACCAATATCCTCATTGGAAGTTTGTTTCTGTTCTAATAGCTCTTTGATTTTCATTTCAATGTGGCTCTTAACATCCAAGAGTGTTTACGGAAGGCATCTTGTCTTCCTGCTAAAAAGTCACTAAGACCATGTTCACCTGCTTCTTCAGATAATTGAAAAGTTAATCTATGAATTTCTGCCATCTTATCAGAATCAGATAAAAGTTCTGCACACATTTCTGGTGCCTCTAACATTTCAGTCTCATCTTGAATTACACTCAACATACTGAAACGTGTTAAACTTGCAGGGGTATATGCTTTTGCTTTTCTAATATTCTCTGCAAACGCATCAATATTCCCATATACTTCATTGTAAATGTCGCCAAACAAATCATGAAATTGAGTAAAGAACATGCCTTCCACATTCCAGTGAAAATTTTGTGCTTTTAATGCAAACGAGTATTCACTTGCAAATGCTGTTTTTAATGCTAACTGTAACTTATCCATTTTATTTGCCCTTGCCATAATTATATACTTTGCCATCAGGACCTACCATGCCCAAGTGCATACTTGGATACTTTGCATGTAACGCACTGATAATTCGTTGTGCGGCATTCATACCTTCTTGCCTTGGCTGTGCTTTAGTATGTTCCCATTTGCCATTTTTAGCAATCACAACATAATACATTCCTCTTTCTTCGTGACCAAGTTCATGTTCCATTTCGTCACGTTTAAAGTCACGTTTTTGTTGGTCCATTTGACCTTGTTGATATCGGTCATAATCACTTTGACTCATTAGATCAGGATTTCTTTGATTTTCAGACATACTGTTTTCTTCACTTTGCATGTAGTCCCAAACTGAGATCAACATGCTTTTTGCTACTGCAATTTTTTCTTGACACCATTCAGGCAAGTTATCGCCTTCATTGATCATGTCGTCTAAGCCTTCTACTGCTCTTTTTAGAGTTTCAAGATTATTGTCAGCCATTCCAGCTTCGTCATCGTATTCAGGATCAAAACTTTCATTCATTGGCACACAATTGTCTACAGTCTTGCCACCTTTCTTCTTAGTGCCCATGCGCTTATAGCCTTTCCAGCAGGCTTTGCCATCAACACCTTTTTGTTTCTCTTCTGCTACAGTCTGTTCATCTACGGGAACAGCTTGTTTCTTGTGTTTGACATCGCCTTGCTTTTCAGCTTTCTTTTTATCTTTGTGTGCGCCAGCTCCACTAGTAGTAGCAATAGCATTTTTGGCAACAAAGTTTCTAGGCTTTACTGTATGCTTAGGTGCTTTAACACCTTTTTTAGCTTCGTCTAAAAGTTGTTTAATTTTCATATTTTTTCAATTCCTCTACTTTGTTTTCCGCCTGCACGTCTAACTTTTTCTAATTCTTGCATGCCATGTTGTATACTGCGAATGTTTGTTTCTAACTCTGGAAAATGTTTAACAATGCTATCCCACATTATAGCACTATTCTTTTCATTTGCCTGTGAAGCCATACGAGCTAAATCTGCCAATTGTGCAGCCGCACGTTGTTTACGATAGCTAAGTTTTCCTGGATTAAGACCAGGTGGCATAACCATTGGGTCATTTGGATTTTGTGGATCCATCTCGATTGGTGCTTCATCAATAATTGATCTAATAATTGATTCAGCAATAACACCTTTCTTTTTGGCTTCACGTTCTAAAGCGTGTTTACGTCTAATAAGTTCTTTTCTTAATTCTTCATCTTTAGCAGTATTTGGATCCAATTGAATATCTTGTAATGCCTTACGTTTGGCATAATAATCTTCTTTGTCTCTTAGCACACTCTCAACCAAGTCTGCTTGATTTGTTTTTTGCATTGGGGCTTGTCCAGGAACTTTCTTTTCAACAGGTTGTTTAGTAGTGACATTTTGATTTGGTACATTGATAGTAGGTTGTTTAGCAGGCACGGCTGGAGCAGTTGGTTTTTGATCTTTTATACCCATACCTTCTCTAACTGACTGATATAGTGTTTTACCATTAACAACGATATCATTACCAATTCCAGTATATTGTTGAAACTGTTGTTCGTTATTTGCGGTCACTGCTTGACGTGCTTTAGATCCACTGAAGCCTGAAACTCCTTCACTATCAGGATCCCTATCACCTGCACTTATGTATTGTATTTGTACGAAATCTCTAGCGCCAGCAGGATCGGTACTTCTAACTGGACCGCTATTCCAACTGTTAAGTATTTTTTCAATACTGCCCTTTTCTTTACCCAATCTATCACTGCCAGCAACAAATGCCATATTTCGATAGCCTTTAGCATATAACCAGTTGGCAGCGTATATTGGATTTTGGACAAATTCTGTAACAATGTGTCCTTTGGTATTAGGATAAATTTGTTCAACAAATTTTGCTTTTATTGATGGCTGTAAAGGATTTTCTGTAGGGTCAACACTATTACTTAAAAATATAAATGCATTTTGTTTGCCAAGTTCAATTGTTTTATTTAAAACAAGACCGTGTCCCATTGTTGGCGGATTCATACGTCCAAAGCAAAAAACTGCCAACGGCATTTTACTTTTTTCAGCCACTTCTTCATCACTAACTTTATGTTTAGCAAAGTTTGCTCTGCTAAATCCTAATCTATCAACTAGTTTTAATTTGTCTTTACCAGCACCAAACACATAACCTTCATGTGCGTTAATTCCATCAGTAACAGCACGTATCTTACTACCTTGCTGTTGCGTATCAATTTGTTGTTTAATATTTAATTTTAATTCAGTAATAGCGGCCCACATGGTCCAAATGCCAAGTAGTCCTGGAGCACCGCCTTGTTCTTGATAAAGCCAACCATCTTTGTTAGTGCCTAACATTTTTTGTTTAGCACTGTCAGTTAAACGCTCTCCTAAAAATTCTAAGAATCTAGGAACAATGTTGCCTTTAATATCATTGTCTTCTAACATGCGTGTGATGAAAGGGCCCATGGCAGTTACAACACTCTTGCCTTTCATTGCAGTTAGATCAACAAAGAATTTATCCACAGCACTTCTATTTGCATTAATTATTTGTTGCGTTTGATTTAATAATTCTGAATTAATTGCAACACGTGGTTTGTCCTTCATCTCTCCTACTAGGAAAGTAATGCCAGCATCTTCTGGTAATCCTTTAAGACCAACAAGTGGTTGATCAGGTTGTCCTAATCCTGGAATAAAAGTATGTACTGCAATTCCTGCCCCGCTTCTAGCAATCTTGTCGCTTAATGAATCGCCAACTCCAGGACTTTGATCTATGTCAACTTGATATTCAACCGTATTTGGTTTAAAGACAAATGCACCATTACTAACTGGCGGGGTGCCAGTCCACATTAAGTCGCCCATCCAATATTGATCTCGAACGTTAGGAACAATTTTGCTCAATAGCGGACGTATTACACTTTCTTGGTCAATTAGACTTGAACGATTGGCTCCACGACTTTCATCATAATCTTTAATGGACATAAAATCCATTTTGCCAGCAGATACTTTTTCGTACATGTGCTTATCCATAAACACTAAGTTTCCGCCTTTGTCTCTACCAAATACTACTGCTGGAAAGCCGTCCCATTTAACTGTAACTGTACTTGGATCTTTTTCTAAACTTGCTAAATCTTTTAATACCCTGTCAGCACCTGCACTACCTTGCGAGATAATGAGATCTTCTGGATGGTCAATGCCTTCCATAATAATTTGTTTATTGGGTGAGAACAGTTCAAATAAATTCATAAGTGTATTTATTGCTCTTGTGGCTGTGGTAGTTTTGACAGTTTTTCAGGCTGTTTAGACAACGCATTTCTAATACCTGTCATACTTGCTAAATCTCTAGCTGTTGCTTGTGGGTGTAACAATATTTTAGCAATGTCATCTTTGTTGATTGCAATGACTTTATCAGTATCTCTGTCTACCAATCCTCTGTCTGGGCTGAATTGTAGGTTGCCTTTTTCTTCGCCTGTTTTTGGATCAACAAATGTTTTTTGGCTTGCAAGTTTAGCAAGTACTGGATACATCTGTGTCCATAAATCGCCACCACGCATTTTTGGGTCAGTTACAAAATCATGTGTGTGCAACGGCCATGCATTACGTGGACGTATAATTAAATCAACTGAGAAACTTTGTCCACCAGCAGTGTATTCAACAGTTAACGTTCCTGGGTCAGTTATAAATCCGTTCTTTGACATATAAGTTGCAAGTGCCCATTTACTTGCACTCATCTCAATTTTTGCTTTTTTAGCAGGATCCGCCATGGCTGATGCCATTGCTTTTGGACCAATTGGTTTTTTACTTGCGGCGTTATATGCTTCAACATTAGGAGGAAATTGTTTTACCAAGTCAGTTGGATCAATCATAATATCAATATCACCACTGTCCTCTCTACCACCGCCACCATAATCATGCTCTGGATCAAAACTACCAGCTCCGCCAGCAGTCCATCCTGCTTTAATTCCTGCTTTGATTAGAATAGGATTTAAAACATTTTTAGCGGCATTGAAGTCTTCTTTGTTTACTCTAGAGACTTCAACTCCTTGACTAGCAAGTCGTTTACCACTTTCAATTAACAGTTCAAATATTTTCATTTTTAACTCTCGTTACACGCCGTATTTGTTTCGTTTGGGTTTAGCAACAGGACTAACAACGTTAGTAGTATTCAGTTCTTGACTTCTCATATCACCTTTGGTCAAATCTGTATATTTTGCACCTACAACCTTATAGGCTTTCTTTAACATCTCTTGTTCTTGAGAAGTATATGGATGTGTTGTTTTACTCTTGTCTACCCAACTTTTGCCATCCATGTCTGGATCGTTCGTTCCATCAGTACACGCCACAGCCATACCTAAACGATATGACACATAATCACTATTGCGTCTTTCAGCATCAGTGTAAAGATGTATTGCAGTGGTTGACTTACCTTGTCTGTTGGTTATTGTTGGCGCTTTAAGTTCAGTAATAAATTCTTTTGCTCTCATTGGAAATATCCCTTAACCATATCTAGACCTTTTTGGATCTTTTCTCTGTCTGCATTGGCACGTGCAATAGCGTCTGGGGTCTGTGCTTTGTCACGCTTTTTGCCAGCAATGTCAATTTGTGCTTTTTCTTCGTAACGTTGCCAAAACTTATTCATAAAATCTTGAGCAGAGTTGAAATTTTGTAAATCCCCGTTACCAAACATACCGCTTGCTTCGGCACTTGAGGCAAATCCTTTCATACCATTAACTAGTTTGCTTATTTTAACATCATTAATGTCATTACCTGAAAACTGTTTAAGCATAGGATCAATCTTTGGATTGTTTACACCCATACGTTTTGCCAAATACATGAAAACATCTAGTATAAATGTTTTTGGATTTGTTGTTACTGTAATAGTCTGCGTATCTTTTTGTTTACTAAATGGTACACGCTGATCATCAATCACTTTAAGTTGTACGCCAGCATGTTGTATGCTCATATCAAGTATTTCGCCAAACACACTGTACATGTTACCTGACAATAATCCTTTGACACCACGTTCTGGAGTTACACGAGTTGCTCCCCAGTCTGCCATTTTTTGTTCATGCCACATAAAATCAACTTGTACATAGTCTTGTTTACCAACTTGAAAAATTGGATGACCTGGCTTGCTGTCTGCTGTGTCTACATAAGTTGGATTAGCTGTTTTAACAAAATCATCTGCTAACTTATTCCAATAACCACTAAACTGCCCGTAAGTTAACCCTTCAACTGGTGGAGCAATCATTTGCAAGTCTATGTCGCCGTAAATTGTTTCAGGCTTTTCGATAGCATCTTGTTCGTGATATGCACTACTGCCTGTTGGTCTGCCACGTTTAATTTGACCAATGTTTTTATTTTTAATAAAATTATTAAAGTCAATAACAAATTGATCTACTACAGACAGAGCAACACTTACAATTTTAGGATGTAAAACAGTATTTTGTGTTTTGGTAGTGTCCCACCCGCCTTCAAATAGATCTCTAATACGCATATTGGTCCTTATTCAAATACTTCTGGAAACTTCTGACCAAAATTTCGCATTATTATACCAGCAACAGAGTTAGCTTCATTTTCTTGTGGACTACCAGTGGCACCCACATCGTCGCCTTCAAGTTGTCCATCTAAGTCTTGTTTGTAATGTGTTAGTTCATGTGCAAGCGTTCTAAACACATCAACTGGGTGTCTACCTTCAGTAGCAAGTATTATTGATTTTTCATCTGGGCTGTACCCGCCAAATGACTTATGTGTAATTGAATACTCTTTATTATCTATAAGATTAATTTTAGGTAACGATTCAAGACCTAATTCTTCAGAGCAATGTTTTAGGAATTGATTTAAAAGAGAAGGATCAATCCTGCCCTCAAATAACAGATCTCGTATCTTCATCTTTTTTCTTCTTTTTAGTGATAATATTTTCTTTATTGATCTTGATAAGTTGTTTTACCATCTCATTCCTCATTGCCTTTGGGAAAAGATCATTTGGATCTGTTTTTAATTCTTTTTCTTTATAAAATTGAAGGCAGCAGTCGTTAACAACTTTTACGTAATCTTTACGCAAGTCTTCATCTTTAATGTTTTTGTTGTGCTTGTGTATTAGCGGGAGAAGATGCTCTCGATAGATGTCATTATCATCGAGTATGAATGCCATGACGTCCTTACGCATTTGGTCGTCATTTTCCTTCTCTGCTGGCTCAGTTGTATTCTGACTAAAAAATTCAAATAATTTCATGATATATGTGCCTTACTCACCCATGGTAAAGGTACCATGATTTCTATTATCATGTATTTATTTGAATTGAGCGAGTACTGATATTAGTGATTGACTTGAATTGACGTTAAAACACCTTGTGTTATAACGACTTTTGCGCGAATCCAAACAAAATTACCTACAAAATTAAGAAATCTGTTGGATTGATCTGTACCATCAAACGTAGCATCTGTTCCAGAGATAACAAACCAATCAGAATCTGTTGGATTGGTTACTAGGCTTGCTTGAAGCTGTATTGTGCCTCTAAAGTTATTATTTTCACCAGGGTTAACTAATGTTGATTCAGGCCAAGGAATATACCCACCAGTGTGTAATCCGTTACCACCGTAGTATCCCTCGCCTTTAATTTTGTCACTGTAATAGGTTTGAGCACCACTTACACCTGGAGGGTAAGTTATGCTAGATGTTTTATTTGGGTTTCCGTTTGAATCCGTACCCGATGTAAAAAGTAGTGTTTCGCTTAGTGCTGGCATAGTCTTATATTTACCTATATTAGTTCAGATTTTAATACATATTCTTCGGTCTTATTTAGGTGATCTCCCATGATCATTAGAGCCATACTGGCCATTTTTTGATCCTTAGCATAGAAATACTGCCCATATATGTATGGGTGTGTGAGTCCAACTAAAACTCTTCTAGTGCCTATAGGGATATGTATCCTGTCTTTAAATTTATCAGCCCAAGATACAAATTTTTGTAAATTATCATAACTACGGATGTCGCCATTTTTAAGATATATCTTGTACCTATATCCTTCTAGCGGTAGTTGTGTGCATATTACTTTATTCTTGTTGCCAGATAAAAATAGTTCTGACTCCAACGATTCAGGTAAATGGATTTCTGTAACAAATCCCTTTAGTCCTTTTTCAATATTAGATATTAATAATTTAGAATTAGTAAAAATAGCACACGTACTTCCTTCAACTCTGACTTGGTGATCAGCAGAAGCTAGCTCTTTCTCCAAAATTTCTGATATTAATATCAAATCTTTTCTATGATTGGTGATATCGTCAAGAATTGAGTTTAAGTAAATGTTGCTAGATCTTTTGTGATCGACAGCAGTTATATATGATAAACCTCGTCGACGTAGTTGCCCAATTCCTGGGCAACTAATTACGACTTTATAAAGCCATTTTTTATAAAATAACTTTTTAGTAAAAAGATGTTTAATCTTGTGTTGCATTCTCTTCCGCACTTGCTTCAACATCTTTTACAATTGGCAGAGGGTCAAAATAATCAAAAACTAGTTGGTTATCAACAAAGTCAACTTTGACCAAGCCACCATTTACTAGCTTACCAAACAGTATTTGTCTGCTTAATGGCTTTTTAATACCGTCATCAATAACACGTTGCATTGGTCTAGCACCCATTTTGCTATCAAACCCTTTGTCAATAAGATGATTTTTAGCAGTTTCAGTTAGCTGTACAAACACATTCTTGTCAGTGATTAACGAATTCATTTCTTTAATGAACTTGTCAACTACCTTTGTCATTACACTGTGTTCAAGTTTCTTAAATGTAATAATACCGTCTAGACGATTACGGAATTCAGGAGCAAAGAATCTATTAACAGCGTTATTAATCTCTCCTAATTTTTCTTGACTGCCAAAACCTATATTAGATTTTTCACTATCAGAAGCACCTAAATTAGATGTCATAATGATAATAACATTACGTGCATCTGCTTTTTTGCCATTACTGCCAGTTACAAACCCGTTGTCCATAAGTTGCAACATAACATTGCTAACATCTGGGTGAGCTTTTTCAATTTCATCTAACAATAGAATACAGTTAGGATTTTCTTGAAGCTGTGTAATCAATTGTCCAGCATTGTCTTCAAAACCTACGTAGCCTGGAGGAGCACCAATAAATTTAGCAACTGAGTGTTTTTCTTGGAACTCGCTCATGTCAAAACGTAGCATCTTAATGCCCATCTTATTTGCCAATACTTTAGCAGTTTCAGTCTTGCCACATCCAGTTGGACCAACAAACAAGAAGCTACCAATTGGTTTATTATGGCTCTTAAGACCTGCTTGTGCAATATAAATTTTATCAAGTAATGAATCTACAGCAGTGTCCTGACCATATACTTCAGATTTAATATCGCCTTCTAAATCATGCAATACTGTTGTATCCTTAGCAGCCACTTGTTCTAAAGGTAATCCAGTCATTTTAGCGACTTCGAATACAACTTCATCGTGGTCAACTGTGCCGCCTTCTTCATCACGTACTTTGAAACGAGCACAAGCACAGTCAATAATATCAATTGCTTTATCAGGCAATTTTTTATCACTCATGTACTTAACACTGTATTTTACAGAATCAATAATTGCTTGATTAGTAATTTTGCATCCATGATGTTTTTCGTAATACTTTTTAAGACCTTTGATAATCTTAATCGTTGTTACTTCATCGGGCTCACCAACCATAACACGTTGGAATCGACGCATTAGCGCACGATCCTTTTCAAAGTGCTTACGGAATTCTTCCCATGTAGTGCTAGCGATAACTTTTAGTCCGCCTTTAGCAAGTGCAGGTTTTAACATGTTAGCCATGTCATTACTTTGTCCACTGCTTGTTCCTGCACCATTCATCATGTGTGCTTCGTCAATAAACAAAATGCACTTTTTCTTTTTCTGGATAGCTGTAAGAACATTTTTAAGACGCTCTTCAAAATCTCCACGATATTTAGAACCAGCTAACAAAGCACCAATGTCTAAAGTGTAAACTGTGTGATCTTGAATAAATTTAGGAACGTTACCTTCAACAATTTTACGTGCAAGACCTTCAGCAAGAGCTGTTTTACCTACACCTGGATCACCAATTAGCATTACGTTTGACTTGTGTCTACGTGCAAGTACCAATTGCATTTCTTCCAGTTCCTTGTCCCTGCCAATAACTGGATCAATCTCTTTATTTTTAACCTTGGCATTTAGGTTTGTGCAGAAGTTGCCAATATATGCTTCAAGTTTATTTTCTGGAACTGTGGCTTCTTCGCCGTCTTGATTACTTGTGCCAATTTCTTTATTGACATACTCAATAAATTTGTCCTTCTCAATATTAGCACTGCGAAGATAAAATGCCGCATGACTTTTCTTTTCATTTAAAATGCTTAAAAAGCAATCAATTGGTTCAATGGTTGTTCTTCCAGAGAACAGTGTGTGCGTAAATGCTCTATTAAGCATACGTTCAACACTATTAGTTTTCTTTGGTCTAGAATTTGAAGTTTGATCAACAATACTAACAAGCTCGTTTTTAATATAGTTTTCTAACTTAGCAGTTAAATCTTCAACATCAGTGCCATAACCCACAAGTACACTGTTAAATGACTCGTCAGTAACCATGCAATATAAGAAATGTTCTAAAGTAATATATTGGTGGTGGTTATCCAAAGATAATTGAATTGCACGTTCAAAGATCTTTTCTAGATCTTCATTTGGTTCTAACATAATTTTTTACCTTTTTTGATTTTTTAACGGCTAGTGCCCATTTAAGTTGACTTAAACGATCTTTCATTACAATACCATCTAAGTGGTCCAATTCATGTAAAAAACATTTACAGTTGTAACCCTCCATTCGTTCTGTTCGTTCTTCATTATCACTAGTATTGTATTTTACTACAATCCAAGTAGGTCTTTTAATTTTAGCAAAAATATTTGGAAAACTCAAACATCCTTCTTCTATATCTTGAAATTCATTGCTAGCATCAATTACAGTTGGGTTAAACATTGCAAGACTTGCTTCTGGCATAAGTGAATGCCCCATTGCAAATACTCTAGTTCTTATGCCAATCTGTGGACTTGCAAGACCAATGCCATTGTTGGCAAACATAATTGCTAATAGTTCTTTTTCTAATTCTTTAGGATCCATAATAGGATTGTCAAAATCAAATGCTGGCATTTGTTCTTCTAAAATTGGATCTGGATGAAATACAAGTTTTTCCATATTGATATTTAATTTTTAAGTTGTTTGATTAAGGACAATTTAATAGGATCAGTAATTTTAGGAACGCTAACATTTACTCTTACATATAGTTTTCCAACATTACCTTGTTGGTCTCGCATTCCTTCATTTTTTAATCCTAAGGTAGTTCCAGGCTGTGTTCCAGCAGGAACTACTACCTGCAACCTTCTACCATCTAGTGTATCAATTTCAGCATTTGTTCCTAATATAGAATCAAAGCAGTCAACTGTAACATCAGTTAATAAATTTAGTCCTTCTCTAGCATACACTGGATGCGGAGCGATATTAATTATAATTGTTAGATCACCAGCAGGCAGACCATTAATGCTGTCATCGCCCATTCCAGCATAGCGTATGGCCATGCCATTATCGATGCCAGGTGGAATATTAATTCCTACGTTTTTGCCAACTCCGCCTGGATGAGTAATTGTAATGTTTTTGTTAATCCCCGTAAACGCTTCTTCTAGAGTCAACGTCATTTGAACATTAAATGATTTATTCTTTGTAGGGGCTTGTGGTCTAAAGCCTCGAGGAGTAAAGCCAAAATCAAATCCAAAGTTTTGAAAGATATCTTCCATATTATTGAAGCCTTGATTAAAATTTTGACTTCTATAAGTTCTTTGATTTGGATTTAGCGGATCAATACCTTGATCCAACTGCATACGTTTATCCTTGTCGGATAATATATCATGTGCTTCGTTAATTTCTTTAAAACGTGCTTGATCACCACCTCTGTCTGGATGGTGCTTCATAGCCGCTTTTCTATATGCTTTTTTGATGTCGTCTGCTGATGCAGTTTTTGGGACACCAAGGATTCCATAATAATCTTTCATAACACTATTATATAACAAAGAAAGGCAACTGTCAAGCTGCCTTTTGAAAGTTGTTTATCCTATTATGCTAGTTGTGCGACAGCGTACACTGCGGTTACAAACATAGTTTTGTATTCAATAGAAGTGGCATTATCTGTCACCTCGTCAAGACGAGTTAAGTCTAACATAAGTTCTTGAAATTCACTGTCAGTGATTTCACCTTTATTATGTTGTTCAGTTAGCATTAGTGCCATTTGGGCACGTTCACCAATTGGACCACCGCCCTGTGCCAATTTATACAAGTTATCAATCATTAAAATCTCCCTAATATAGCACTGGCAGCTTTTTCAGTTTGTGTGGTCATAATTTTTTTCTTAATTTCACAATAACTTTCAGTGCCTTGCTTGTCTATACTACGCTTATAAAAATCATCAACTGTATCTTGAATTGGTTTGACTAATTTAATAACGTCTTGTTGACGCCATCCCTTACTCTCACTATACAGAACAAACCATTGTAGATTATCTTTAATAAGTTTAACTTGTGGCGCATGTGCTTCTTTGCAGTTTAATTGCGCCACACTTTGTCTAACATCAATAATTTTTGCTGATTGATTAACATCAGAAAAACTTGGAACCATTTCCTTAATACTAGCGCAGCCAGTTAAAGAAATAACCACCATACTAGTAAAAAGGAATTTTCTCATTTCTTACCAGGCTCCTTAGTTGCACCTTCAACTTTAGTACCTTCATGCTTTTCGTGAATCTTTACTGTCTTGCATTTTTCAACTTCTTTTCCAGTTTTAGGATCTGTAGTTTTAATACATGCTTTTTTAGTTTTTGGAGCGTCAGTTTTCTTAGCTTCGTCGGCTTTCTTAGCGTCAGACGCTGGAGCCGCCGCAACTGCTGGTGCTGCCTTTTTTGGTTCTTCTTTAGCACAGGCTACTGTACCAAATGTTAACATACCTGTGAAAATTGCTGTTGCTAATAATTTCATTTTATTTTCCTTTTAAAGTTCTGGTTGAACAGGCTGTGCCGGCATTGGCTTTCCTGTACTAGAAGTCAGAGGTTGTTGAGAAAAACTACCACTGAAAGATGTTGGTGTACTAGGTATTGGGTTAGGTGCTGGAGTTTGTAAACCACCATTGTTTGCACCATTCAACTTTTCCTGTGTACGACCATAAGCCGCAATGCCTAATATAGCACCCATAGCCATATGAAACAATCCTGCACCATTGAGCGTAATAGGACTCCACTGTGTTTCTACTCTTCCACCATGTAGTGCTTGTACTAAACTCCACAATACTGGAAAGATTACAAAATCAGTAATGCACACTACCATGTACATCCATCCCATCATTGGACGCCACTTAGTGTTCATCCAATCTTCTTTCTTTTGCTCGCTCACTGATGTCATGATATATTATAGCTCAGGCTGTGGCTCTTCTGGAACAATTTTCTTGCCGCTTGCTGTAGTTGCAATTGGAGTTGCTCCCCAACTTGGTTCAGCAGTAAACGGAGTACTTGCTGTATTCCCGCCTAACGGTGCTCCACCAAAAGCTGGTTTGTTAAAACTAGCAGTTGCTCCGCCAAAACTAGCACTAGCACTGAATCCGCTAGGTGCTGGTGTTGTTGGTGCTGGACTCACTGTTGGAGCCTTATTGGCTGCTTCAAGAGCTTTAGCTCTTAAATCTTTGTCACCACCTGCTAACATGATACCACTTAATGTACCTGTTAAGAATGTAGCAATAGGAATAATTAATTCAAAAAACTTTTGATCAATTGGACTAATTGCATTTAGTGGTTGTGTTACAAATATTAATGAGTACAATACAACAAATACAATACCAAACAATGTCAATGATAGACAAATGCCGATAAAGAATTTTAGTCGAGCCATTAATTGCTCTTCTGTATAGATATGAGTGGTTTGATTATTTTCCACAGTTTGCTCCTTGCGTGTT